TAAAAACAGAAAAAGCAAGAAAAGCAAAGCAAGAAAAACATGATGAATTTATTTCGTTTTTTGTAGATAATAAAGTTGAATTAAGAAAAATATTTGAGATGCAAAATATTTTAATAGCGGCCAAAACGATGTTGTTAAAAAAATTACAAGAAATTAGTCAACAAGCAAAGACATTTATTACCACACCTAATGGATTTAAAGTTACAAATCCTGAAGGTTTCGTTGCCGTCACCGCTGAAGGTGGTGCGGTTAAACTTGTTGACCGTTTAGAGTTTTCTCGACAAAATTTTACAATGACCAAGTCATTTTCAAAAAAATAAGCCAATAAATTGGTAGGAGTTTTAACAAATGCAAAATTCAGAAGAAACAGTTCTCAATGATATTTCTGAGAAATTATTGAGAGTAAATTTAAATGAGAATGTAGATTCAAGGCTTAAAAAATTAGCTTTGTCTGGATTGATTGATGATGGTGATTATAGTAAGTTCATGAGATTGATGAAGTTGCTCAATGAAGAAAAACCAATTCCTCCCGATTTGAGGAAAATGGTCACGAAACTATTCGAAAAACTTGTCGGATATTTAACTAAAGATAAAGTCATTTTGGCAAGTTTGGTTAAGAATATGAAAGACCAAAAAAGAAAAAAAGTAAGAGAGGAAAAAGAATATTTCAGCTCTCAAAAACAAGCATTTAAAAGAAAATATAAAATTTTTGAGCATGAGGGCGAACAATATTTTATTAATGAAGAAGAAAAAATGATTAGATTCGATGATGATGCGG